TACCGAAATGGATACACAGATAAGAATAGATAAGAATAGATTAGAAGAGAATAGAGAAGAAGATATATATAGTCCTGCAAAACAGGACGATACACCAAAAGAGATTTATGAAATCATTGATTATCTCAATCTCAAAACAGGTAAATCATACAAACATACCACAAAGAAAACTCAATCCTTGATTAAAGCAAGATTGAATGAACACTTTACTGTTGATGATTTTAAGAAAGTCATAGATAACATGTGTGCTAAATGGATAGGCACTAAATGGGAAGAATTTCTAAGACCTAATACATTATTTGCTGGTAAGTTTGATGATTACTTGAACCAAACACCGACTAAATCAGAAACAAGGGAACGTATAGACAATGTAAATGCATTGTTGAAACAGTATGAGGAAGAGGAAAGGAGAACTAATGAACAAGGCTGATACATTAAAAGCTATTAGACCGATAACAGTCATGTATAGAGATACACTTGATGCTGAAAAGCTAGAGGGATATGTAATGATGCTTGGAGATTATCCACCTGCAATATTACATAAAGCAGTCATCAAGACGATACAAGAAAGCGAATTTCTACCAACAGTTGCAGCAATTAGAAAAAATGCTGATAAGTTAAACCGATTTGTCAAAGCAGAAAAAGACGAATTGACGGCACAGGAAGCATGGGAATTAGTCAGAAGAAAAGCTAGTAGCGTTGGTTATGAAAGAGGATTGAATGAATTACAAGGTAACGTATTGACCGCTGCTAAAACAATTTGGAGTAGCTTTGACCCTCAAAATGGAAAAGACTATAACGAAACATCGTGTAGATCACAATTCATTAAATGCTACGAGCAACTAACAGAAAGAAAAGCAAAAAACGATGAACTTGCTTATCTCATCAAAGATGATGGTTTGTTGCTTGCGGAAAAGATGAAAAATGAGGAAGAGCGAAAACAAATAGAAGCAGGTAATGCACAAATCAAAATGCTACCAAATGGACATTTAATTGAAACAGTTAAAGAGGAACGTAAGCCTGTAGATTTAAATAAAATCATAGATAATGCTGATATTTCAGATAAAGGTAAAACGTTATTAAGAAGTGCAATAGGGGGATAGATGAAAAAACAAATTAAAGCGTTTGATGTAAGCGTAAACGTTAATTTCAATGTTAGCTTTCAAGTAATGGCAACTAGCGAGGAGCAAGCACTAACTAAGGTTGAAAACTTGATTGAAATTATGAAGAATGAGGCAACAGTAGATTGCCACATTCACAAAGACTATGACGTATTCATCGATGAGGTGGATGCCAAGCTAAATCAAGTTAGCTGTTGGTAAGGGGAATAAATGCTAAGTAAAAAACGAAAAATGGTAATCACCATTGAGATACCTCTAAATGTAGAAACACAAGAAGAGGCAACTCAACAGATGCAAATGATTATGAAGGCAGATGCACGAACCTTTGAAAGCCTAGAGGAAATCATCAAGG